GTTGTCCCCAAAGGTTACGTCTGACGCAGGGTTAGTCCCCAGTTCAAGAACAGTACCACCTGAGTCTTCCGTGTACAGCCTTTTGTTAGTTAAGTCTACGGCAAGCTCCCCAGCTACTAAGTCTGCTGCCAGTGGAGCGCCTGAGCCATTTTTAGTAATAATAGTTGAAGGCATTATGTATTTCCTTTAGTAAGTGCCGCCGTCTAGGGAGCCTTGTATTTCGTCAAAAGTTAAACCTGAGCCGGAGTCAATCCATGTTGCACCGTCATATACACGCATGACACCAGTAGTTGAATTGTAGTACAACGCACCAGTAACCAAAGCGTCACCGTCGTTGTCCAGTGTTGGGTCCGAAGCTTTGCTACCTAAGTACCTGTCGTCAAATGAGTCTAATGCTGATGCTGCTGATGCTGCGCTAAGTGATGCTGCTGCGGCACTATTGGAAGCGTTGGTTTCTGAAGTAGCAGCATTGGACTCTGAAGTTGAAGCATTAGAAGCAGATGTTGACGCATTGCTTTCCGAAGTCGCAGCATTAGACGCCGAAGTCGCTGCTTCGGAGGCTTTAGTTGTTGCTGTTGATGCGGAAGCGGAAGCATTGGTTTCTGATGTTGATGCGTTGGAAGCAGAAGTCGCAGCATTGGTTTCACTGGTTGAAGCGTTGGTTTCACTCGTGGAAGCAGCAGATGCACTGGCGGCTGCGTTAGTCTCGCTTGTGCCAGCATTGGTTTCTGATGTTGACGCTGCTGCTGCACTGGCTGCTGCGTTGGTTTCGCTAGTTCCAGCATTGCTTTCACTCAGGGCTGCTGCTGTTTCACTAGCGGCTGCATTGGTCTCACTTGTGGCTGCATTGGTTTCGCTGGTAGCAGCGGCAGAAGCTGATGCTGATGCTTCATTTGCTTTTGTAATGGCAGTCTGGGAATAGCCATAGATCTCACTAGCGTAGGCATCGGTAGAACTGTCTCCGGAACCACCTACTCCTCTGTATATAGGCATTGCTTACTCCGCTATTACAAAAACAAAAGAGGTAAGCAGGGTACTCACCGAAGTTTTCCCCTGCTTAGATAGAAGGACTGCTTAGCTGTTTACAGCCAGAACAAGACCTGACTCTGGGCGAAGAACCTTCACACCATAGAGCATGTCTGCGGTGTAAAGCGTACCCAAGAATTCCTGCTTGTACTGGGTCTGTGAACGAACACCAACCTGCTCAGCAAGAACCATAGCGTCACGATGGCACAGAATAGCGCCACGGATGTCTTTGGTGTTGCCTGCAGCAGTGTTGTCAGCGGCAGTTTCAATAACGGGGACGTTGCTGGTAACAAAAATGTCTACGCCATACAAGTTACCAATCTTGCCGTTTTGTACACCACGTCCGTCTACGAAGTCGGAAGACACGTATCGGTCAATGCCCATGATGGCATTACGCAGTGAGGGAGGAACAACAAATGCACGATTGTCCATCGGTACGTCCGCATCGTCCATTTGCTGGATCAAAGCGCGGAAAATGCCGTCAGTGAATACGTCATCGTCCTCTACGGTGTCTAATGCATACGCAGTCAAAGCACCTGAAACATCGGGGTAGAAAGTGTTGTTGTGGACCCAAGACGTGCCGTTGCCGTTACCGAAAGACTTACTAAGAGTAAACAAGTCGTCATCAACTTGCTTAGCCAAAGCGTAGCCAGCGTCACCCGTGTAGAACTGACGGAGTGAAGCCAAAGCCTGAACTTCGGTGATGTCTTCGATCAAACGTGAGTACTCAAAGTGCTTGTCAACAACGACAACAACTTCAAGCTCAGTGTTCTCTTGGATTGTTACTGCGGTACGAGCTGCCTTAGCAGTTACTGAACCACGGATGGGTGACGGAATGTGAATCGTGTCACCTTTCTTGCCCTGCATACCCATCTTCTTAACGAGGTTAGCAAGTACAAGGTTTTTCTGGTAAGAAGCGATGATTTCATCACTCCAGATTTCGGGGATAAAAGTTGCTGCGCTATCATTAGCAACAGCACCAGTCATACTGGGATAGACTGAAGTAGCCATAATAGTTTTTCCTTAATTAACTATTTGACCCTGTTCTCCGCATAGGCTTTAGTGATTTCGTCTGCCAGTGCCAAGTATCGTTCAGGGTCATTTTTCATGAGATTAATAATGTCCTGTCTCCTATAGATCTTTCTTGGCCCCTTCTCAGCACTACCTCTGGCTCCTCCTGTGGACGCAGAACGTACTGTTTGTTTACGCTCTTGCTTCTCAAGGTTTGCTGTCTTATTGACAATAGCCTTGCGTTCTTTCCACAGTGAAAACAATTCATCCGCAGCTTCATAGTCATAGTTCTGGTCTGCCTCAGCAAACAACCGTGTTCTGACTTTTGACGCTTTAATCCACTCAGCAAACTTGGGATCCTGAATGATCTCAGTCATGTCCGGGTGGTTCGCTTGCAGTTGGTTCATTGCAGTGCTTTTCTTGTACTGCGCTGATACCTGTTCTGCTTCGCGTATCTTCGGATGATTGTTGATAGCTCTTTGGACTGCTGCTTCAGGGTCCGTAAAGAAATCTACATCATCAACAGTTTCTTCTTGTTGTGGTGCGTTTTGTTGTGCGAGTTGTGTCTGTATGTAGGAATCTACAACCTGCCTGAGTTCACCAACTTCGGAACTTTGTCTGCCTAGGAGCTTCTCAGCTTCCTGATGCATCCTCACAAGTTCCTCTACTGATTTACCTCTGTACTTATCCGGTAGTTCTTGCTCTTGAGTTTCCTCTTGTTGTTGAGGCTCTTCAGCAAAAACATCCTCTGTTGGTTGTTGTTCTTCCTCCTGACGCTCTTGAGGTTCTTCTAAATCTATAAGTTTAGCCATTATTAAGTCTCCGTACTCAACGTATTATGGAGTGGTCTAGTATGCAAAAGGGCTTATTCTAAGTTACCCTTTCGTTCGTGTTTTATCTTCTGCTGTCGTTGTTTAGCCCATTTCATAGTTGCACCGGGAAAATCCCCACTGATGGGGTCAAGGGCTATGTGGCAAGCAGTGATAATTCGGTGGGCCATCTTGTTACAAAGGCCACAGAGGTGTTCCCGCTCATCGGAGGCCACTAGAGCCTCCGTGATATGATTGTCGGGACATCTAAAGTCAAAGAGACGGCGCATTAAGCAGCCTCCTCCTCAGCTTCTGATGACTCCTGTGCTCTTTGTTCAATGACGCCTTCTAGCTGCGCTTCCAAGTTAAGGATATTAGCCATAACAGCGAGCTGACCTTTCCTGAAGAATAAATCCTCAACGTCCTTTGTAATTTCTACTGAATTTACATTAGGAACACCGCTGCGGATGTCGTTAATGAAGTATTCCCAGCCTTTGCTGCGGAACATTTCCTTCATGCTACGGGTGTATTCTTCAAACTGGTTATCGTCCATCTGTTTCTCCTCGTGGGACAGTGTTTTCTTAAGTTGTACCTATAGTACATCTTTATTATACCATAAAATGACTCAAAAGTCAAGTGTTATTTTTTGGTCTTTTTGGTGATCTTTTTGCCGGTACGCTTAGCTTCCTTCTTGGCTGCTGCCATACCAGCTTTAGTGTATGAATAGTGTTTTCCACCTACTTTAGGCATTACCATTTCTCCTTGTTAGCCCAGTACGCTGCTGACATCTTGCCTTTAGCAATGTTCTTAGCGTGGCGAGCCTTAAATGATTTACGTCTGGCCTTCTCTTTATCTGATTTCGGGTCTTTACCCGCACCGCTTACGCCCTGTTGTCCAAAGCGGATAGTCTTAGTTTTGTCTCCTTCCTTAGCAACAACAACATGACTCTTGGTGGGGTGATTAGGCGTTCTCTTTGGCTTGTTGTACCCGCTTACTCCGGCTTTCGCCAGCTTCGGATCCTTCTTTTGCGGCATTTTCCAGAGCCTCCAATCTTTGTAATAATCGTTCAAACTGAGCGTTAATTTGGTCCACTACGTCAGCTAATTCTTTTCTACTTAGGTACATATTATAAGTCCGTGTTGTGTGGGATTAAGATAGAGGCTTTCTTGACACCTTCGTTGATTACGTTCAATGAGGTAGCATTAGTGCTTACGAGGCTGTTCACTGTTTCGTCCACGACGTTTGCGCCCTGTGAGTTGTCAACAACACGACAGACGCCACGCACAGGCATATAGCCCGCTGTACAGCTTGAGTGGATGATACAGACACCACTTGAGAAGTCCAAACACAAATCACCGTCGTTGCTGGTGTCCGTGTGATTCCTTAGCTCAATAGCGCCATGATA